GGCATACGCATCTAAAGATTTCTTAGGCGACCAGTGCATGTCTCGTTCAACTCCTAGTCCAAACGGGGGGAATTTGGCTTCTTCGAGTTCTGTTATTGAGACAGAGCCAAGTTCGGGACTTCCGAAACCAAGGTCACATAGCCCAAAAGCTACGCCGTATTCATCTAATTCCGAGAGCAACCATGTACAGGCTGACCCTCCGAATAATTTAACGACAGGCATCTGATTCATGTCTTCTTCGATTTGATTACTTTCGTAATTGCTTCGTAGTTTTGTGGTGATTGCTTTTGTTAATAATTTCATGTGCTTACCTCTTTGTTGTGATATTAGCATCAACTGCATCTAGTAAGATACGAACGATGCACATTGAGCGCTGTTCGGTGGGGTTCGGCTTGTACCGGAGCATGAAAAAAGGGAGCTGAAACTCCCCTGGTGAACTAGCTTTCCTAGTTCGGCGTTGTCACGATATTTACTCCTTAGTTAATCGGGTCTGGCTTGTACCGGTGCATAAAAAAAGGGCCCATAAGGCCCTTTAAGACTTAGACTAGATGCGCAGTGCTTTGTGCGACTTTGACAAGCTGTAGTACAACGTCGTTGTGCTGCTTGTTTTCTCGAAACTTGCTCTCTGTGCGAGACTGCATTTCTTGTTTGCTACGCTTCTTATTAAGCTCGGTCACTACGAAAATCTCGTAGCGCTCCTTGCGCGACGTCGTTGGCACAATGTTGAACATGTCGTGCAACAAAGAGATGTCAGACATGGTCTGTGTAAACCGTTCTGACGTCTCCGATACTACTTTGTAGCCAAACTCTGAGAGTTGGATCTTGTTGCGATCTGTGTCTGCGTAGACGGTGTCTTTGACACCCTGCGCATCCTGCGTGCCGTAGACATCTTGTACAGGCTTTATCTGTACGAACATGTCGTGACTGTTAGCTACGGTATTAGCGCAATACTTGAGCTCACGTTGGTTGCTGTCGTATGCAATGCCCATGTCATCGCCGAACATCTGCTCGAATGATGGTGTGGTTTGATACGCTGCGATGTTGCCATAATTGGCAACGGTTCCGAGCTGGTTACAAGCCATTTGTGACAAGAAGTCAATTTGGTTTTGTAGGTAAGTATTGAACTGCTCTGTCATTTGGAATGATCCAGTGACAGTTTGCTCAGTGCGTACTGGCTCGAATACTTCTTTCTTTACTGATGTAGTTGCTTTAGTCATGATAAATTCCTTGTGCGCGTTGCGCATTAGTTGCGATGAAGTCATCGCGGGTTTGAGTACTGCTATCCGCTTCCAACAGAATGTCGTAGCGGTATGCTGATTGGGCCTCTTGCTCTATCAGCAGGTCTAGTGGATTCTCTCCACTTGTTGTTGGTACGATCTCGTACATGTCTTAACTCCTTTAGTTTAAAGACACAAAACGAAACGAACGCTGTGTACGACGTAGGAGTACTCAGCGCTTTTTACAGGGGCAAAAAAAAGGACCCGAAGGTCCTTGTGGTTAGGGGATTAACATACGATTTAATAAGGCTCTTTGTAGACGATCATTCTCAGCTTCTAGCTGATCAATGCGCGCTGCCATTGCTGACATGTCTTTGTACATGTGATACTCAGCAGTCGCTGATTCTATTTCTTGTGCAGACAATTGATCTGCAGTGTATAGGTCGTAGCCACTCTGGTCGCTTTTAGCAGTTGTTTGCTCGATCTCTTGTTGAGACAATTGATCTGGCCAACCGTATTTACTGTAGCCAAAATGGGGTCTTTTAGCAGTTGCTGCTTCTAACTCTTGTTGAGTTAGCATGTAGCCACCGAGGTCGCCTTCTGCTCCCCAAGTCATGTCTTCGCGGTTTGGACGCGCTTGATTTAATGCAGTCATAGTGATTCCTTGTTAGTTATTTAAATGACACAATGCGCGACGAACGCTGTGTACGACGTAGGAGTACTCAGCGAATGTTCGAAATGCGACAGTTGGGTCACGAGGTCACGAGTGTTTTGGAAATTGGTGACCCAAACTGATAAATTGGTTAAAAAGTGATCAATGTGTTTCACGACATTGTTCTACGGGCCGTGTTTTGGGTCACGAATGGGCGTTTGGGTCATGAATGAAGCCATTTGGGTCACGAATGAGAATCTGTAAGCTATTGATTTATAAGGTAATGGTCACGAATGAAAAAGGGGAATATCATTCATGACCATTCGGAAAGCGTTGCTATGAAAGGGCTAGAGAGAAATCGTGGTTATAAGTACACCCTTTTTTTGAGTTGACAATTGAGAGTGTTTTTACTGGAAGTAAATATGTGTAATACGCTAACTGGAGTACTTCTTGTAACCAAGAATCGGTATTGTGAGCAACTATGTAGACAGGGCGTGGCCTGTAGAGGATTTTAACGCTTTTAGAGGAAGCTTATATTGTCCTTGTTTTTGTACGTAATTGTTCCAAATACGACGCTATGGTCCAGCGAGCCGGGCGCGACGATTATTGGCATGTAACAACGTACAACGAGCATTGTGCATTGTAATACCTATTCCATCGTACATCGGACAACGAGCATTGCCCAACGGGCCACGCGCACAGCGCGTTGCGCGTCTTCTACCGGGACATAAAAAAAGGGCCGAAGCCCTAATTGCGACGAGCAGCTGCTCGGCGTACCTTGCGCCGTGCACGAACGCGTTCGTGAACAGTGGGAGCTGGACGCTCCGCAAGGTCTATCATTACGATGGCGAAGCCAACGCAAAAGCTGCCGTAGATCGCTGCCATGCGACCATCAAGCAGAGCCAAGATGCCCGTAAGGACAGCGATCAAGCCAAAGGCGAAGAGCAATGTGCGGCGGCTCATAGCATCTTCCTCCATGCACGTACTGAGAACCATACTTGCGCTCGGTTAATGTAGGACACTACACGATCCAACACTAGAAGAGTGATGATGATCAACAAGCCGAAGCCTTGTAAGTAGAACAGCGCGATGAACATGATGAGTAGTGTTAAGGCAATACACACAATGCTCTTGAACGTAAAGTTAATAGCGAATGATTTCATGGTTAAGATCCTTTGGAATAGTTGACGAAGTCAAAATTGACAAAGAGACAAAACGAACGCGACGAGCGTAGCGAGGGGCGAAAAGCTGTAGGGGTCCCGGGCGATGGAAATTGAAAACAAGGTTCCAATGTCGGAATCGGGGGAAGGGGGGCGCTGTGGGTAAAGTACCCAAACCCTCCCCAGCGGCCATGGACCAACTAAAAATGTAAATTAATTTTTTTTATATGTTATTATAAGCACTGCTTATACTTTATGGTTATTATGTGGAACCTCTCGAGCGACGTATACAGAAGAACGAAAGTCAGAAGCGCCGTTATTACAGTGCCCTCGGCAGACCAAGACAGATGTTCAGTAGTGCTCGGAAAAGAGCGGTTAAAAAAGGGTTGGAGTTTTCGCTAACAATAGAATGGTTATTGGAAAAATTCGATGAACAAGACCAAAGATGCTCGATGACAGGTATTCGTTTTGCTTATGACAAAGACGAGAGATTTACAAGGCAAGCGTTTTCTCCAAGCCTTGATCGAATTGATAACGACAAGGGCTACACGCCCGAGAATACGCGGTTGGTTTGTGCGATGTACAACTACTGCAGAAATGTTGCTCGAGACGAAGACGTAGAGTTTTTTGCTTGGCAGTTGTTTCAACATAAATTCGGCGTCAGACCGAAGTGATAAATAAGCGATGCTTATAGGCCATTAGAGTATGGAAATTGCAGAAGATGCCTTTGAAGAAGGGCATAAGGTGCTACCAAAGTTAACAAAACAGCAAGAACAGTTTGTCAGGTTCTACTTGCTGGGTTATTCGACCACTGAAGCTGGTAAACAAGCAGGGTATTCACAGGCTAACTCTTCAAAGTTAGTCAACAATGCAGTGATACAACGCACGTTGACCTACTTCCGAGAAAAAGAGTTCGATCGCATTGCGGTAACTCGGGAAAGTATTACTAAATTATTTTTTGAGGCCCACAGAAAGAGTGGTAGTTCGACAGAAGAAGTCGCTGCACTTAGAGAGATCGCAAAAATGCATGGCCTCTACGAGCCACAAAAGATACAGACGATTAGTGTGAATATAAATTCCGAGCGGCACATTGAAGCTGCAACAGATGCAGATTTACTGAAGCTAGCCGGGTTAGGTGACACACACTTTAACCCTGACTCAACGATTGATGGTGTGTTTGAGGAAGTGGAGGCCAGCAATGGAACAGAGGGACACTAAGAAGTGCTCTTTTTGCAATGAAGATAGGCCACACACGTTGTTCGATGCCCATAGCGCGCCGACCGTTTGCTCAAAGTGCAAGAACTTCGGCGAGCGCCGTGCGTTTCAGGCCATTATCGCTGACCCAAAGCGCCATAAAGAATATTTAAAGGAAAAGGAAGCCGAGCAAGTAGCCCAAATGGCCCACACCGGCAACCTTTTACACAAGAAACGTTTAAGACAATCGGAAAGAGACACGTTGGAAAAACAAGACTTGGGAAAACAGCCAGATTTTACGGACGAGAATGGTATTTTCGACCCTAAGATGGCGGCACAGGCAGAACTAGCTAAGCGTGAGCTGGCTCGGAGACATCTGTTGCCGTTTGTCCAGCGATTCAACGACAGTTACATCCCAGGATGGGTGCATAAAGACATTTGTTTACGTCTTGAGAAGTTCTCGGACGATGTTGCTGCCGAAAAGTCCCCCCGATTAATGCTATTTATGCCACCGCGCCATGGTAAGAGTGAATTAGCCTCTAAAACCTTCCCAGCATGGCACCTTGGGCGTTATCCAAACCACGAATTCATCGCCTGTTCCTACTCTGGCTCGTTGGCCATGGGGTTTTCGCGCAAAGTGCGTGGCTTCCTACGTGATCAGCAGTATCAATCCTTGTTTGAAACCCGACTAGATCCTGAATCGCAGGGCGCTGAGCAGTGGCTAACGACTGAAGGTGGTGGTTATGTGGCAGCGGGTGTTGGTGGACCGATCACCGGAAAAGGCGCTCATATATTAGTCATCGACGACCCTGTAAAAAACCGCGAACAAGCAGAATCTGAGACCGCTCGCCAAACTGCGAAGGATTGGTATACCTCAACGGCCTATACGCGTCTCGCGCCGGGCGGTGGCATCCTCGTTATCCTAACCCGTTGGCACGACGACGACCTTGCAGGTTGGTTGTTGGAACAAGAGAAAGACGGCGGTGATAATTGGGAAGTAATCAAGTACCCAGCGATCGCTGAAGAAGATGAGAAGTTCCGTAAGAAGTACGATCCGTTGCATCCTGCCCGTTATGACGCTGAAGCGTTGATGCGGATACAGAAGGCCGTAGGTCCTCGAGATTGGTCAGCGTTGTACCAGCAGAACCCTGTGGCTGATGAGGGTGATTACTTCAAGATAGGCATGTTCCAGTACTACAAAACTAACGCCTTAGAGAGTAAGAAGCTCAAGATCTATTGCGCGTGGGACCTTGCCATTGGTAAAGCAGACCGTAACGATTTCTCGGTGGGCGTTGTTGTTGGTGTAGACCAAGAAGACAAGATGTATGTCATGCACGTCGAGCGTGGTAAATGGGACGGTTACGAGTTAGTCGAAAAGATCCTGGACATATATGAGGAATATAAACCGTCGATCGTTGGCATCGAGCGTGGACATATCGAGATGGCTCTTGGGCCCTTCCTAAAGAAACGGATCGCCGAGCGTGGTCTGTATGAAATGTATTTGATGGAACTGAAAACAGGGCGTCGTGATAAAGAAGCGCGTGCCCGTGCCATTCAGGGCCGTATGCAACAAGGCATGGTGTTCTTCCCTAAGTTCCAACTATGGAACGCAGGACTAATGGCAGAGATGTTGCGATTCCCTAACGGTGTACATGATGACCAAGTTGACGGTTTAGCTTGGATCGGATTAATGATGTCCGAAATGTCCACTGTCGTAGACCAAAGAATAATTGAAGAGTCCTGGAGAGATAAGCTCCCCGGTCTCATGGCCCCTAACCGCAGTAAATCAGCGATGAGTGCATAGCTATGGCGTACAAGAAGTCAAAGAAAATCGACCCCCTTGAAGAGGGCAAGATCGTAGAAAACAACTGGGCTCGCTATGTGCGGGCTCGAGATGCGGGCCACACAGATTACATACGAACAGCGATCAAGTGCGATCGTTACTATCGTGGTGAGCAGTGGGAACAGACAGACATCGACGCGTTAGATTCCGAAGGTCGCCCACACCTTACGATCAATACAATCTTGAGCACCGTCAACACCATACTGGGGGAGCAGTCCTCTAAACGTGCGGACGTACTATTTAAGCCTCGACGTAACTCCTCAGATGAAGTTGCTGCGGTGCTCACCAAACTCTACATGCAGATCAGTGACAATAACCAATACGATTATCTGGAGAGTCAGGTTTTCGCTGACGGCATTATCCAAGATCGTGGTTACTTCGACATTCGCATGAACTTTGATGATCACATTGAAGGTGAAATACAGGTTACAGCAGAAGATCCACTGGACATTCTGCCTGATCCAGACGCCAAAGATTACGACCCTACCACATGGAACGAGGTCATAAAGACCAAGTGGTTAAGCATCGACGACATTGAGCAGCAGTACGGTGAAGAAAAAGCAGATCGTTTGCGCATAGTTGCTGAGAACGGCGAGCATATGGGTCGCGATTCAATGGACCTAGAAGAGATACGGGATTCATCCTACGGCGACGTGGGCGAAGGTATCTATGGTAGCGGTGAAGTTGAAGATAAGCGTTCGATTCGTGCAGTGCGCGTGGTCGAAAGACAACACCGCAAGTTGGTATTAACCCCACACTTTGTAGACCAAAAGACAAAAGATATGCGCATGGTTCCAGAATCCTGGGACGAAGAACGTACTGAGCTATTCGCCAAAGAGTATGGCCTTGGTATGCTCAAGAAGTTAATTAAGAAGGTACGTTGGACCATCACTGCCGATCAGGTTGTGTTGCATGATGATTGGTCACCGTACAAAGACTTTACCATTGTGCCTTACTTTCCGTATTTCAGACGCGGCAAACCTTTTGGCATGGTGCGTAACTTACTCTCGCCCCAAGAACAGCTTAACAAGATCTCTTCTCAAGAACTGCACATTGTTAACACGACTGCCAACAGCGGTTGGGTTGTTGAGACGGGCTCCTTAAATGGTATGACATCGGATGATCTCCAAGAACGTGGCGCTCAGACAGGTCTGGTATTGGAATACAACCGTGGTTCTAATCCACCACAGAAAATCAACCCGAACCAGATCCCCACAGGTCTTGATCGAATTGGCCAAAAAGCAGCCAATAACATTAAAGAGATCTCAGGTGTATCGGATGCGATGCTTGGTCAGGACAGTGCAGAGGTTTCAGGCGTTGCCATTCAGGCAAAGCAAAACCGTGGTCAAATCCAGATCCAGGTTCCTTTAGACAACCTCGCTCGGTCACGACTGTTTGTTGCTAAGAACATCATGTGCCTTATCCAATCGTTCTACACCGAAGAGCGCGTAATTCAAATTACTAATGACGATGACCCAATGAAGCCCCGGGAAGAAATGGTGTTAAACCAAATGACGCCAGAAGGCGAAGTTGTTAATGACATGACGTTAGGTGAATACGATGTTGTTGTTTCGTCTATGCCAGCG